CTCTTGTCAAAAGAGCCGACATTCCGGGGATTTTCATAGTGATCTACAACTTTTTCTGAGTATGCCATATTATTGTGTACAAGTTCTTTCTCGGTATGTTTGACCATCCGGTGTTTGGATTTCTTTCCATTCTGTACAAACTGTTTGACGCTGTACATATACTGGAGGGTATTGATATACAATACTAGGCTGAGGTTGTATAACCACTGCTTCTCTGCTGTTTGCAATTGCGGCCCCAACAATTGCTCCACCAATTAACACAGGTACCCAATTTCCAGATCCTCCGCGATGCCAGTGCCCATGTCCGTGGTGTGGGTAATGGCGATGCTGTGCCATTGCTGACAAGCTCAGGGTTAATAAAATTAGGGTAATGAGTCGTTTCATTGTGAGTCTCCTACAAGGTAGTATACTATATTTAACGCTCTAAGTCAACCTTTTGTTGACAAGTTTGATTAGATGCCGCGATCTTTTTTGGCTGCGGATTTTGCTGCCTGTGCTACAATATCTTGTGCTTTATTTACCGGCATTTCTGGTGAACTTGTGTCACCACCCTTGTACACAATAGGATCATCTGTGTCTGGTTGTAACGGCTCCAAAATGTTACTAAGTGGTGGTTGATTAGTAATATCTGGTAAATTTTGTTTGTTAACGTTGATGTCTAGACTTTGTGCTAACTGTATAAAGGCATCTTGTGAGATTTCTTTACGTGCGTTAGTGTCGTTGGCTCTGCCGCTCAAGAAAGATACCAACCCCATCAGTTGATCTGGATTTGGGGTTGGATCAGACGTTACAGCAGGGTCGTTAAGACCAGCAGCGACTTCAAATATTTTCATTATCGCTTGGCGCGGCCTAATGAAGCAGCGGGAGGTTCGGCACCAGCTTCTAAATCAGCACCCATATCAGCACCCATGTCCATACCCATATCAGCACCCATGTCAGCACCGGCAGCGGCCCCCATGTCAGCACCAGCAGCACTCATGTCAGCACCAGCCATTGCAGCATCAGCAGCAGCCATATCAGCACCAGCTGGTGCAGTACCTGTTACAACACCAAGTGCTTGATCCATTTGCTGTTTGGCGCTTTGGAGATTTTGTAGTAAGCCTGTTAGAGCCGCAGTTGCATCTGTATTAAATTGTGCAGCTTGGTCAATACCAACTTGATTTTTAATACTGTCAACCAATGCTGGAAGTTCTTTAAACTGCAACTCAGAAATGTCTTCCAACATTGATTGCATCTTGTCAACCATGTCTTGCGCAGCCAACACCACTTGAGCTTGTTGAATTTCGCTTTCGTTTAAACGTTTCATTACTCTGCGCAAACGGCTTTCAGCCTGCATCATTGCAGCGCCTGCTACAAGTTTTTGTTCTTCAGGATTTAATGTTTGGCCGCCAGCTGACTTCTTGAGTGCAGCGTCTAGTTTAGGATCCTTAACAGGAGCACCAGCTGGTGCAGTACCTGTTGGTTTAACTGGTTGTCCTGGCTGTGCTACACCGCCGGCAGCAACAGGCAAGTTTTCTTCTTTTAGTCTGCTGGCTAAAGCCTGCTCCATCATTACCAATTGTAAGTACTTGGGATCTTGTTCGCTAGTGTAACGTGCAGATGTCTGGCGGTGCTCACCTAGGACGCCACGTACTTTGTACAGCATTTGTTTAGTTTGGCCACGGGTTAATTGGTCAAAGCGAATGCGGTTACCAAAGTAACTTTCGAATACATTGGCAATTTGTTTACTTGGCGTTGGGGACGCGAGTTCTTGCAGTTTCATTATTGAATCCTCTAATTTGTAGATATTTAGCCGATTTTACACATTTTTCAAGTTCACTATTTACTAGATTAAACTGAGAAACCTTGGGCTGAATTTTTATGTTTACTATTTCGTAAAAATCTTCGTTGCGGCCTTGAGTAGCTACGCCACGACGACAGTGTATATCTGCCGCTAATGCTTGTTTTTTACGATCTAGCACTAGTATTTCGTTGCCCATGTTAAGCTGATTGTATTTGTCAGCAGTACACCAGGCCATTGCTATTCTTTTGGTACTAAAGGAGTGTATGTCACGATCCCAGGTAGCTACCGTGTATCCAGTTGAGTCTGGCTTAATATGATATTTTCCAAATGCTACTATGCCACCATTGTCATCCGCCACAATTATGTGAGCTATGTTGCGCTGGAATTCAAGTTCAGCAAAACGTTCTAACTTGGTTTCTGTGTTCATTTTAAAACGTAGTTGGTAATCAAGTATCCCAGAGTGGCTAGTAAGAATCCAATAATTCCAATACCCCAACCAATCAACTGTGAGTTACGATTGTCGGCCATTTTATGCACCAGTCGATGAACTTCTTGAATAGTGGTTTTTAATTCTGCTGTGTCTTGCTTGACATCGTCAATGCTTTGTTCCAAAGCAGTATAACGCTGAGCGCACAGTTCAACGTGTGCTTCTAGACTTTTCTTTTCAATGTCGGTTGTTTCGGCCATGTTTGTATTAATCCAATATATTATTTATGGTTTCAAACCAAATGTTTTGATCGGTGCCCAGGGCCGAAATAGTTTCTGCTATTTCAGGAGAATCTTTAATTCCTGTCATCATCGGGACTCCGTCACAATCAGAACGCAATGCTGCTAAAGGATCAGGGTTTCCTTGGACTGCAAACACTGCTTCATTATCGCTAACAAACTCAAACTCCCATGCCCCATCACGAAATACTGGTTGTGTTATCTCCATGGGTTGGGTGCGCAAACTAAGAATTTGTAAAAGTGTTTCCCAGTTTCTTTGTTGGTTACGACTGCAATGCCATTCCTCAAGACTGGTAATTCTTTGTCCAGCACGATCCGTAAATGGTATTTCACTAGGGCGAAAATGCCCCGTGACTCCAGTACGGCTGCAATCAAATTTGGTTCTACACAAGATTCTCATTGCAGGTATTTAAGGCAAGAAAAACCCTGGAGTTTTTAATTCCAGGGTTAGTGTGGTTACTAAACTGTAGATTACAGGTTAGTGAAGCTAGCTGTAGCTGAAACGTTGGCAGTTGGGATACCAATATTCAAACCACCAGTTGCGTTGGCTGTTTGAGCAGCAGCAACCAATGTAGTTGTGGTATAAGCACCACTTGGATAGATAGCCAAGCTGATTGTACCAGCTGTAGCGCCGGCTTGATAAATTGCGATAGTACCAAGTTGTTGAATCGAAGTCAACACGTTGTTCAAGTAACCGTTAACGTTACCAGCGTTGGTAAGTGCGGCGTTAGCTGTCAATGTGAAGAAGTCAAGTTTTGGACCTTGGATCTGAACTGGACCTTGGGCAGCAACGTTAGCTGTGCCTGCAATAGAACCGTTTGCAACGTCAAGTGCAAATACTGGTTGTGTAGTACCGTTTACTTTTGTAAAAATAGCCATTTTAAATTTCCTTTAAGTTAGTGGGATATTATGTCCCTGCACTTATTTACCAAAGTGTCTGAAATTATGCCTGTTGAGGGTTATTTCTCTGACGATTTTGAGCAGCAAAAGCGTTGGGATCAAAGCGGTTTACTGCCTTGGCATAGCCTGCGGGCGTGGCCATCACCCAACCTTCTTGTCCAGGATGTTCAAGATCAGCCTGTTGCAAGATATTCATCTTGAGATCGTGCAATAGTATGAAAGCAGTGAATGCCGCGGCAAGTGCCTGAGTGTTTGACGCAGGACTTTGCAAGTATTCCACAATGTTGCGGAATTTGTTTGGGGTGACCTTTGTTTGTAACCATTCACCAAACTCGGGCAATAACGTAGTGGGGTTGAGTGGGGCGCCAACTTTGGTGTTGATAAAATCCACACATAGTTTGGCCAAGTCTGTTATTTTGCGAGTACGCAATTCCGCAGGATTGAACAAAGTATCAATTGCTGCGCCACTGGTACTCACCAACTGCTTGAGTTGTTTGACTTTGGCAGGTTCTGCTGCCAGTGCCGATGGTGTTGCAGGACGCTCCAACATCAATCCCGGTACTTCATTAAACACAACGCCGCTCAAGGGCTGACGGGGCTTGCCAACATCTGCATACATGCTGTGAACAGCAATACCAATGTTGCTATTGCCAATGCGTTGTCCCAAGTTACTTCGAGCTGGAATTTTATACTCAATAGTGTTGGGCTGAAACACATAGTTTCCTGAAATTTCTGGCGGTGTTGACATATACAACAAGTCACCTTTGACATAGCCACGGAAGTTAGGGGGCAGTGTGGCTTCTAGCACAGGAAATAGTGTTGCGTACAAGTTGATCAAGTCATCGCGATTACCTGATCGTGTGCTTTGAATTTGTGCCATCATTCGAGGACTAGTGGCCAGGCCATCGTAGCCCTTGGCTTCAAATCCCGAACCATCAGTTAACACAAACTCACCATTGAGTGGTTTGCGACCCCAGATCAAAGCAGGCTTACCGTCCCACTTGGCAGTGGTAGTTTTTTTAGGTGCTTCGGTAGCATATCGTACAATTTCCAAAGCGTCCACTATTCCCTGAGTGCCTTTACGAAACACTAGATCTTCCAGGTGTTCAATACCCTTGGCTCTGCCACCAACCCCGGCTTCTTCAGCTTCGACCAAGGCAACATACCCTTGATTAACAATACGATCGCGAAGACGAGCCAAGAAGTTTACATCATTTTCTGCCACACCCATCTTGGGCTCTTGTAGGCCTTCACGTTTTAAGTATTCGCGAAAGTCGGCTAGTTTAGCATCACGGTCAGGGTCATTAGATAATGCAGCATAAATGCTTTCCACATTTTTGAGGTTGTCTTTAGTGGCACCTTGGCTCAACAATGTGCTGGCAACAAAATCTGCATCCTGGCCACCGTCAAGTAGTTGATTACTGGTGCGACTAAACATACCATTAGCACCAACCTTGAGTCCCAGACTTTTGGCAATACTTGACATCAGCACATTACGATTCATGCCTTTGAACGCACTGTCTTCTGCACCGCCGT